GTCAGCCGGCGGCGTTGAATCATCACTCGATTCAGCGGGAGCATCACGCAAACCCCTCAGGTATTCCAGTTGGGTTACTTCGTCCGGAGTGAGCGTCAAAAGCCTAGTCTCACCGTTTGCCACTGTGACGGCTGCTCGTCTCCCGTCTGGTGGGCTCGAGGGTGCCGAATCGCTGGATGTTAGAATGTTTTCCTCAATTAGTCGTTCAATGCGGTCAAGGCGAGCCTCTGCTTCTGGAGGCGCTCCCGGCTGCTGAAGGTTGCGGGAGATCGCAGCGAAGTTTCCCAGGCTTTCAAAAAATCGTGTTTCCGGGCTGGTTGCCACACCTCCAGCTTCCCCTGAGCTTTTCCAGATTGAACCATTTAGGCCAAGACTCTCCTCGAAGGTTGCCTGATCCCACGCCATTTTCTGATTCAATGCCGTGATTCCGCTTTCAAACTCAAGTTCAGCGACGACGCCCGTAGACGGGTCGGTTACGGTCTGCTTGAGCGTGTGAGATCGACCAGCCTTACAGCCGACCGACGAAAACGCCATTGCGGCGACAAGCCCCAGTGCAAGTAGTTTTGATAAGTATTTCATTTTGATGGTTTAGTGTTGTTGTTGATTTCTCGGGATCGAGATTATTCAGGAGTGACGGACTCAGCATCGCTCACCAATGTTTGTACGTCCTCGAGCGATGGCATGGTGATGTTGTTTGATGCGTTGAACTCAGTTACGCCATCAGCTACAGCTTGGTAGAGGGCCGGGAGCTTCGACAAATCAGGATCTTCCCCCAGCGTCTTACGCGCTTCGACCTGGGCCTTCACATCGCGGATGACTTGGGAAAGCTTGTTGCCTGCCGAGCGATTGTTTGCCTGGGCCTCGATGCCGTTGAGGAGGTCAATAATGGTTTCGGTTTTTAGGGCCATAGTATTAAGCGATTTCGTAGAATCCGGTTACTGTGAAGACAGACGAGGTAGTACAATAGCTATTGGTTAGCGGGGTGTTGCCCGTCGCAGTTGTTTGGTAGATGATTATGCTATCCCCGTTATTCTCCACCAGTGCGATCACCACCCCAGTCATTCCCGTCAGATTTTGGGGCCACACAGTCGGGGTAAACCGTTTGCCTGCATCATTGACTGAGTTGAATGGGAGTCCATCAATAATAACATTGCCTGCATCCGATACGGCAGCCGGGCTAGAAATTCTGATTGTAAAAAAGATTAGGTCTGGGTTGTTGGAGTCTTTCCACCAGTGGCCCGAGTTGACGGTTGTGGTCTGGGCAGACGCTCCGAAGTATAGTGTTGGGGTAAACGTGCCCCTCGCTTGCGCTTTTGGTTCAAACAACCGAGTCGCGCCCCCGAGAAGCGTTCCATTGATTTCGTTGGTGGATTCGTCGACCGCTGAGTCTGATTCAAGGTTTCGCCCCTGGATAGACGCAATCGCTCCAATCTCGGTCAATGTCGATGAGTTTGTCCAGGTAGTCGGGGTCGTACCGGTTGCCACAAACTCAACACCGGTTGCGTGCGATCCGGCTCCGACGTTGGAAAAATCATCACCAGCGACAAAGGTTGTGATACGGTATCGCTGTCCAACAGTAAGCGTGCCACTGGTAGCCGTCGCCCCTCCCCATTGATCGGACGGTTCTGGCTGGTTGCCGTTAGCAGCAAGCAACGCCACATCGGCAGCGGATAACTCACGATTCCAGGGCACATAGCTGTAGATTTTACCCTTGCCGTAGTTCGCCGAGAATCGAAACAAGTAGGCAGAGGCACCCGAAGCGTGCATAGCCGTGTAGGACCCGAGTTCGGTCAGCGTTAAGGTCTCCGCAACACCGTTCACATACAGCTTGATGCCTGCTGATGTTCCAGAGCCGTCATAGGTCCAGACAACGTGATAACGCCGCCCCACAACCAAAACGGTGCTTCCGGTTTGCCCGATGTAAACTGCGGTAGATGAATCAAACAGCTTAATCTCAAGCTTTCCGTCCGTCTTAACGGTGAACGTTCGTTCGTTGTTTGGCGCTGATCCAGTGGCCTTGGCGGAAATGACAAAAATGCTTCCAAGGTCATCAATCTCAATGATCGCAGATTCACCGCACGAAATATCTGATAAGCTGTCGCCAAACTGGAGTAGTGAGCTGTTTAATGAGACGTAGTCGTCGACACCGTCACCGACGATTGCATTTGAGGGGGCTTTGTTGAGATGGCGGTCATTGATATCCGCCTTGGTCATGTGCAAGGTTGGATCGGAGAGATGTCCAGCCACACCAAGCGTTTCGGAGAGATTGGCTTTGGTCATCTCCTTGACTTGATCGGCGGCCGCCTCGGACACGTCGCGAACCAGAACCTTGTCACCGTCGACAAGTGATGTGGCTTCGGCGAACTGGCTCCATTTCTTACCGTTTGCTGACATAAGCTTTACTTGTAGAGAATTGCGAAGCCGCCTTCGTCCAAGATGGAATTTCCGGCTTCATCATCGATTGAGAAAAGAGTTTCGGTTGAGACGACACGGACACAGGCTTCTTCAAGCCCTTTGTCGCGTCCATAGTTGCACTCGAACACCATGTAACGGTGGCCAGTCTGGGTTTCGTAGAACTCACGAACTCCCACAGTGATTCCGGTCTCGGGGTCGGTGTATCGATCCACTCGAGTATAAACCTCAGGCGATTCTGGCTTGAGATATCGCATGGCGATCGCCAACGCAGAAGGGTAGACAAGCAAACCTTCCAAATGCTCACCGTTGTCGGGAATTGAGGAGACCTGTCTAATGTCGCAACCGTAGAGGCCGCTGATCGTGCCTTGTTGAATAGCTTCAGGAGACCCGTAGCGATTGCTGTTCTTGATCGAGGGATCTTTAATCAAGTTGTTGTAGTAGGAGTCACCGAGCAACAAGGTGCGATCGTTTTTCGGCATCTTGTTTTCGTCGGCGAGGGCCTTCATATCAACCACTGAATCACCGTCGAAGAGAGCAGCCGTTTTCACGACCTCGTAGTAGTAATCGACAACCGTGATGGGGTTGAGCATGTCCTTGAACACCTCTTCAGCCAAATTGGATCCAGCCTCTTCGGCCAATCTTTCGAACTCGACTTGTGTGGTTGCCGCCTCGGTGTCGCTCAAGTTGATCGTGTCGAACTTGTGTCGATCGATAGCAACCTCGCGTTCCTCGATGACAGTATCGGGGGAGGCTGAGTAGTCGCCGGCGAAATCTTCTGAGCTTGCTGGGCCATACAAGGGGATGTTAACCGTCTTAACACCCCGAAGAACCGAACCGGAGAAATCGGTAGCGAATGAGGTGACAGGAGCTAGGCGCGCCTTGAATGACGCGAAGAATGCGTCAGAAATCCTCCGCCCATCAAGATTGGTTGCGACGGTGTTGGACATGCTAGCTGAGATCGGATCCGATGCAGGTGATTATCATCGTCAACGTTGTTACGAGGACGTCTCCGTCAACTTCCTGGGCTGTGCCTCCTCGCACAACCTGGAGAGCAGTAAAATCGTCGAGTGATTGGGATAGGGCGGTCGCGTAGGTGATCGGGTCCTGATAAATGACATCCTCAATAGATTTCACGCGAGATCCGTGCTTATCCGGGCTCGTGTCGTGAGCCTCTGAACGAATTTCGATCGAGGCCGTTGCTTCAAACACCCCAGATTCGGAATCGCCTTCGGTGGGCTCTGCGGATTCGCAAGAAACCCCGATTCGTGGGAGCTTGGCCCCGAGGAACCCCAGAAAGCCAGTAGGCCCCGGGCCGTATCCCTCGTGAATATGGTCCGAGGTTAGATCGGATAGCTGCTGAGTCTTGAGATGCTCAACAAGAGCTCTTTGCGCCTTTCTGGCAATGTCCAAGGCCATCGCACCAAATCACTCGTCAACGAAGGTTCTTTTTCCAGTTTGCCGCCCATCGTTTTGCGACGTTCCGGCCCGTGTCTTTAGCCTCCAGTCGGAAGGCCTTTGATGTGGCCTTTATCACTCTTGGGTCAGTGATCAGTTTTCCCTCCCGCATGATGTGGACTGCATACTCAGCAATCGCTTCGATGATCTTTTTTCGTGGATTGGCAGCGGTAGCTTTCCCCTTGTGTTTGAGTCTTGGGGCTTTGATGTATCGCATGCGGTAACGAGCCGCCTTCGATAGCTTGCGAAGAATGATGATCCAGCCGGCTTTTGCTGAACCGATTGCCCGAAGCCTTCGGGTGAGCATCTTTCGCGCTTCCTTCTTGGCCTCTTTGGCGGTAAGTGGTTCCTTACCAGCCTTTACCCGTTTCCCTTGGATGATCGAGACAGCCCGATTGCCTTTAATGATCTTGCGTCTGCCTTTGAATTGGCCATCCTTCTTCGAGATCGAAACCCGATAGGCCACTACCCCAAGGGCGTGCTCAATTAATGCCTTGGACGCCTTGGGTGTCAGCTTCATGGCTCGACGAACCACAAAGGCAAGTTTCTTGTTGATCACCTGGGCGGTGTCCTTTTTGGATACCTTCAGGTACACCGTGAGCGCTCGAGACCATTTCTTGAGCGACTTATCAAACTCGACCTGAATATCAGGAGTCATTATCCCTGGTCAGGGTCTTTGATTGCAATTTCCCAATGGGATCCGGAGGCGGGCTCGGAGACTCGTTCGATTCGGTAGGTCTTGCCTTTGAAGGTCAGCGTTTTCCCGGTGGCAGGCTTGTTTGAGAGCATGGACTTTCGAACGATCAAAGTGAGATCGACCTCAAGCATGAAGCCTTCGACCTCGAGCGGCATGGTTGTTCGCTCTGTCGACGGGACGCATCGATAATCCATTCCATCGAGCGTAAACGTGGGTGTGCCGTGGTCTCTCTCGAAGTTACCAAGCGCGGAATCGAGGAAGTTTTTAAGACCCATGATCGCCAGCCAAGAGTCAACTTTTTCCCGGTACCGGGAAAACTACAGGGAGTTGTAGAGCTCGACCAAGGGTTGGAGCTCTTGTTTGTATGACGCCTTCATTTCGGCGGTCCAGAACTCGTCGGATTGTCGTCTCGTGAAGGTGAGAAAATCCCGGATTCCCTTCACAACCGATCGGTTGGGTGTGGAGGTTTCTCGAAGGGTGGGGTCCGCGAGCTGTTGGCGCATATCCGCACGAAACTGTGATATAGTGTAGGACCCGCGCTTCTTCTGTTCCGAGTAGTGATCAAGCCATTTGTCCTGCTGTTCAGGAGGCAGTCCCGCAACCTCGGCATGGGTGGAAAACGAAATATCATCCCGCCGTCGTGAAGGCTCAATCGATCGACAAACCCAAGCAGCATTGGCGATGGTGGTTTTTTCGAACTCGGAATTCTCAATAAATTCCCGAACTGCCTGGGGCCATTGCCTGAGACCATAGGCCGACAAATCCCCGAGATACCAAAGGATTTTCCGCGTTCCCTTCGCAAGCTGCGAGAACTGGTCTCGCCATTCCTCCAGGGTTATCCCTTCGCGGAGAGAGATTGAGGTTTGGGAGGATCCTTCGACGACTACGTTGGTTTCGTTCATATCGCTCTACGTCTGACGTTCACGGCTCGGGCGGTTTCTCTCTGGGAATCGCTACGCATGTGCGGTGAAGGGGGGAGGCCGAGGCTCTGAATGATCTGGAGGCATTGCTTAGACACCGCTGCCTTTGTCACTCCGCATCGCTGCGCGACTTGCGCCATGCTCGAGCCTTCCATGTATCCAATCCCGGAAGGCAAGGAGAGCTTCAAACACTGAAGGGTGAGGCGTGGATTTTTGGATTCATCTAGGAGGAGAACGAACTTCTCAATGAGTGAGGCGGCGTTGCTGGTCTCCTCGTCGAGTGGCTCAATGTCATCGACAGGATGATGTTCGAAAGATGCGGCGTTTGTTTCTGCGGCGTCAGCAAATGGTGATGTCATTTCTGCTCGGTTGTTGACATTACAGTTGACCCTCGGCGGTAGTCAAATTTTAGGCAGGATGGCTACACCCAAGAAAAAGCGGCCTCAATCCTTCGACTCGATGAAGCAGGCCTCGGCGCGGATGGGAATCCCGATCGAGACCTTGAAGAAGTTGAAGAAGGGGGGCGCGGACGGGTTTCGAGGAAGCCGCGTTTACCCCGCTGAACTGGAATCTTGGATCGCTGCGAACAAGGAAGAGTTCGTGGAAACGGGAATTTCCAAGTCCGACACCGGGGACAAGGGCGAACTCATGCTTCGTAAGCTTGAAGCCGAGGCGGCCCACATCGAAACCAAGGTTGCCATTCTTCGCCGGGACTACGTTCCGTTCGCGGATGTAAAAGAGCTTCTAATTGAGCTCATCACGAAAATGAGGGCCTCGTTGTATCAATTCCAGATAAGGGAAGCACCGGCTCTTCTTCGGGGGCTGGAGGCTGACCAGATTCGAACAATCCAGAAAAGGCGGTTTGATGGCCTATGCGAGATGATGAGGGAGATCCCAGACAAGTTGGAGGATCTTGGCGTCGCTCACTTGGAAGAATCTGGGTAGATTGCTGGGAACCTCCGGATAATCGTCCCATCTACGAATGGGCGCGGGAACACGTTAAATGCCCGCCGGTCTATTCGATAACGGGTAACTTCAATGTCGAGATTTCCCGGCATCTCATTCGCCCATTTGAGGCACTTCAAAACGATTCAGTTCGGTCTGTCACTGTCCTCAAGCCAACCCGAGGCGGCGGTACCATGCTCGCGGACATGTGGGTGCCCTGGCTGATCGCCAACGATCCCGGTCCGCTCATGTGGAATATGCAGACGGACACGATCGCCACGGACCACGCCGAAACGCGGGCTATGCCGATCTTCGAGAACTGCAAGCCCGTTCGAGATTTATTTCCGAAGGACCGAAGCAAAAAGCGGAAAACCGAGGTGATATTCGCCAACGGAATGCCCGTTTATATTCAAGGGCCATCGATCGGAAACCTGCAATCAAAGGGGATTCGCTACTTGATCAATGATGAGATCTGGATTTGGAAAGCCGGACGACTTGCCGATGCCTTAGCCCGAACAGCTGATTTTGAAGAGATCCAGAGTTCCACGGTTCTCAATGTGTCTCAAGGCGGATTCGAAGACGACGACCTTGATACGGCGTGGAAATCATCCACCCAACACGAATGGCTGATCACTTGCCTAAAGTGCAATCACCAGATGGTTGTGAAGTGGTCCAACTACCGGAAGGACGGCTCGAGATGGGGAATTGTTTGGGACGATGACGAGACGACCCGGGATTCGCGCGGTAATTGGATCATGTCCCGCGTAATGGACTCGGTAAGGTTCGAGTGTGAGACGTGCGGACACGTTCATTCTGATAGCCCGCGAACCCGTCAGGAGTGGAATCGCTTGGGAGACTACAAGGTGATCAATCCAGACGGCAACCCCCGGGTTCACGGGTACCATTGGCCTTCGATGATTCACCGGAACTTCAAGAAACTAGTCGAGAAGTTTCTCAGATCAAAGGAAGCCCTCAAGCGAGGATCCCTTGAACCCCTCCAGGAGTTCTTCCAAAAGGAGATGGCCGAGCCGTGGTCTGAGATGGCGGCGTTCGAGCCCGAAACTCAACAGGTCGTCGAATACGACATTAAGTCTGATTGGGAAGATGAAAAGTATCGATTTCTGACGGTTGATAAGCAGATCGAGGGGGAATTCTACTACGTGGTGAGGGCCTGGGGTATTCACGAAAGCCGGCGACTAGACTACGGCCGGGTTTATTCCTGGGCAGATCTCGAGCGGATCCAGAAGGAATTCAAAATCCAACCCAATCACGTCGGAATCGATTCGGGTTACGACACAAAAGAAGTGTATTGGTATTGCTGCAAAAACGGCTGGATTGCGCTCAAAGGTGAGGACGATGAATCATTCACTCACTCGATAAAACGCGGGAAAAAAATGGATTACGTCAGGCGGAGTTATGCTCCGGTTGCGAAAGGGGATCCGGAGAAAGGAGGGAAGCATCAGGGGTCTCGATTCTGCAAGATGATTCGTTGGTCGAATCCCACCATTAAGAATCGCCTCAAACGATTGAGAGACGGGAGGGGGGCGCGTTACGTGAACGCCCCAATTAAGTCCGAGGCTGACGAGCTCGAGTATGAGCGACAGATGCGAGCCGAGTATCCAACCTTTATCAAAGATCGATACGGCCGGAAAAAACTGATCTGGAAGTGCCCAAGCGGAAACAATCACTATTTCGATTGTGAAGGTGAACAGGTGCTTTTTGCCACGTTGGCGGATGTCTTAATCGATTCGATCGACGAAGGAGAAAGTGTTGACTCCTAGTCGGTTGACAAATGGCGTTCAACCCCTTCATAGGCTGGTCTCAGGAGAAGCTAGAGGCAGCTCTTCTTGATGCTCAGGAAGAGTACGCCGAGGGCAAAGCGCTTGTGAGCGCGGGGGCTGGGGATACCTCGGCTTCAAAGGCCGTTCAGGCGTCAGCTCTCACCCGGATCAGGAAACTTCTCATCGCTCTCAATAAGCTCGACCCTGTGAAGTATCCAACTGAGGACATCACGCCGATCACACAGACAACCGTCGCTTTCCCGAATGCCTGGCCTTAAATCTTCATTCGAGCTTGTTCAAGCTGGCGACGTTCCCCGTGTTGCCATGACCTCGCGGCCGTACAAGGTCGTCGATCGTCGGTCGACCTACGGATTCACGGGAGGCGGGAACGATCAACTTTACGAGGCCTCGAAATACTCGAGCAATCGGCGGCAGTTTTACGGCCTCGATGATGATACGCATCGCACGATCTCGCCGATGGGCCGATCTCAGATCATGGCTTGCGGGCGTTGGCTTTTCTCCAACTTTCCCAGCATCGAGGGCGCTATCATGGAGCAGGCGGCGATTGCCGTCAGTTCTTGGTTCCCTCGGTATCAGGGCAAAAACAAGGAATGGGGCGCTCTCGCCGAAGCCTGGCTTGTCGATTGGGAAGACATCATGTGTGTCTCTGGATCCTGGTTTGATGGGGACCTTTTCCGGGAGCTGCTTCTTTGTTCCGTCTTGATCGATGGCGAGCTCGGCATTCTGCTGACCGAGACCAAGGATGGATTCCCACAGGTTCAAATGTGGATGTCCCATCAGATCGGACAAAAGCTCTCGGGTGTGCTCAATGAGGATTTCGGCCAGGTCTCAATCGTCGATGGCGTTGTCGTTAATACCTATAGGCGTCCGCGAAAGTATATGCTACGGGCAGCCGATAAAACTGCACTCGTACCGGCTTCGGATTTCATTCTGGCTTACAACCCGTCTCGTCCTGATCAGGTTCGCGGGTTTTCAAAGCTCGGGAGCTCGGTTCTCGACTGGCAAGACTTGGCCGACAGTCGCCGATTCGAGCTTCTCGCTCAAAAG